GTTTGGTTGGTCTGATTCAAAAAATAAAATATATGCAAATCTTATAGTGCATGATGGTGGAGCAAAGCCTACAGAAGCAGATTGCACAAATGGATTAAAAGCATTACAAGACGCATGGGATTTAGAAAATGACAGCTACAAATCTAAACGTAGAGCAGAGTACCCTAGTGTCGTTGACCAATTAGATGATTTGTATCATAACGGAATAGACGGGTGGAAAGCAACAATAAAAGCTGTGAAGGATAAACACAGTAAGACATAGGAGAATAGATGAGCATTACAAAAGTAACAGATGCAGGAGTAGATACAAATAGAATTATAACTCCTATTATTATTAATGGAGATATGCAAATTTCTCAAAGAGCTACCTCAGTAACTAGTCATAATGATGTCTCTTATACAACAGTAGATAGATTTAAAACTGTGTGTGAAACAGGAACATACACTGTAATTCAAGAGTCCTTAACAAGCGGTAACGCATATTTAAATGGTTTTAAAAAAGCACTAAGATTAGACACCACGACTGCGGAAGCGTCAGCAGGTAGTGCAGGTGAACAAACCACAATAGAACAAAGAATAGAGGGACAAAATCTTCAACAATTTTTAAAAGGCACTGCCAATGCAAAACCTTTTACTTTAGCGTTTTGGGTGAAGGCAAGTAAAACAGGCAGTAATTTACAAGTAAATTTAAGAGATGTTGACAATACAAGACAAGTAGGTGGCACATACGACATTGATGCTGCTGATACATGGGAAAAGAAAGTTATAAATTTTCCTGCTGATACTACCGGAGCGTTTGACAATGATAATGCAAACAGTTTAACAATAGAATGGTTTTTAGATGGTGGTTCAAATTATTCTGGTGGATCAGTGCCTACAGCATGGGAGGCAAGTGCTAATGCAGATAGGAATGTAACAAATTTTGATTTAGCAGGAAGCACCGATAACGATTGGGCTTTAACAGGGGTGCAATTAGAGGTAGGGACATTTGACACTAACACAATACCTAGTTTTCCTTTTGAAGATCATAGCACTAGCTTATTAAGATGTCAGAGGTATTTTAATCAAATGAAACAAAATGGTAGTGATAGTAATATTAGATATTGTTCAGGTATTTGTACAAGTAGCACTGCAACAGAAATGGCATATGTAGTTTTTCCTGAGTTGAGATCAACCCCAACTTTAGTTTTACCAGCAGCAAATAAATTTAGAGTAAGATCAGCAAGTGCCGTTACTTGTTCTAGTATTTCCGCAGATAACAGACATAAAAATGGTGTTAATATACAAGCAAGTGTTAGTAGTGGTTTGTCATCTGGTGATGGTTGTAATTTTGATTCAAACGCTAGTGATTCTTTAATTCAATTGGATGCGGAGTTATAAAAATGAAAATAGTTAAAGTACAATATACATTAAAAGAAGATGGTTCAAATCACGAAAATAATTTTAAAGTAACATTGGATAATAATATGATTGCATTTGTAGGAAAAAATGAAGACACACATATTTCAGATAAACTTAGTGAATGGATAACGGCTGGTAAAACAATAACAGCTGCAGGAGAATAATATGGCGTATATAGGAAAATCAATAGAAAGCGGGACCTTTGCAGATTTAGGATTTACAGGGACTTTTAATAGTTCCACCACAGATTTTAATTTAGGCACACAGGTAGGTTCAGCTGCACAATTAATCGTATCTAAAAATGGTGTAATTCAAAGACCAGGAACTGACTTTACTTTGGCCAGTGGTGGATCTCAAATTTCTTTTACCACAGCTCCTGCAAGTGGAGACAGTATTTTTATTGTAGAAATATCTGGTGCAGTTGGTGGCCCATTAGATTCAGACTTAAACGGCAATGAATTAATTTTAGATACAGATGGTGACACAAGTATCACAGCAGACACAGATGATCAGATAGATTTTAAAATAGGTGGTTCAGATAAACTGAGCATTACAGCCACAGCGCTTGTTCCTTCTTCAGATGACGCATATGATTTAGGCACAAGTTCTTTACAGTTTAGAGATATATATACAGGTGACTTAAATTTAAATAATACTAAGTCAAGAAATAATGAAGTAGATGGCACCTCTGGTTCATGGACTATTCAAGAGGGTGAAAATGATTTATACATATTAAACAGATTAAATGGAAAAAAATATAAATTTAAATTAGAGGAGATAAAATAATGGCATTAATTGTAAATGGTGTAACAATAACAAAAGCACCCGGACCTGCTTTTTCTGCTTATAAGTCATCAGTAACAAATAATTATGGTAGTGGTTCTCACACAACAATAGTTTTTGATGCAGAATATTTTGATACAAATAGCCTTTATAATGCGTCTAATGGTCAATTTAAAGCAACAACAGCGACCGCTGGTCGTTGGCTATTTGGATACTCAGTGCAGGCAGAATTTGCTGGATCAGGCGCAGAAAGAGATCAAAACTATTTAATGCTTCTTCATCAGGATGCTGATGCAAGCACAGTAGATAATAAATGGAGAAACGCACATGAATTAACTGGTGATTATCATGAAGGGCATGGTGCTTCTCAATCTATAATAGTTGACATGCAGAATGATGACACAATGCAAGTTCAATATTATCACAATTCAGGTAGCTCAAACGGTTATATTGGTGGTGGTGCTCACGGCAATAGAACAGCAATGTTTTGGGGATATAAAATAGCAGAGTAAGGAGATAACATGGCACTATTAGAAACAAAAGTAATTTTATATTTAGAAGCTAACTCTAAAACTTGGGAAAATGAAAGAAACAATGTTTTTATTATGAACGATGGTACAGGTGGTGACGATTACATAAAAGATTGGAGTGTAAATGGGTTAGCAAAACCGACTGATGCACAAATAGCCTCTTATGAATCAGCTGGAAATACTAGAGAGGCGTTAAATGGAGTTTATAAAAAAAGAAAAAGAGAATACTTATCTTGGAACGAACAGTTAGATAAACTATATCACGATATTGATAACGGAAAATTTGGTGACACTGCTAAAACATCAACTTGGTATACACACATTAAATCAGTCAAAGACGCAAATAGTAAGGGATAATGTTATTAGGCCACGGCACCATATCTGAGTTTGCCATAGCCTCAGTCAGAGGCGGTGGTGTGCAAAACGTAGGATCACCTTTTATTAGTGGTGTTGCTATTACCTCTGGTATTGGAGATGAAACCGTAACTGGTAGTGCAACAATATCTCCGTCTACTAACGTGGCAACATTTTCTTTAGGCACAGAAATAGCAACAGGTGGAGCAAACGTATCACCAACTTCTGCAGGAGTAATTACATCAGCTATTGGAGAAGAAACAGCTTTTGGTGAGGCTTTCCAAAACTTAGTTTCACTTTCTGTTGGATCTCCAGACTTCTTTATTTGGAGTGAAATTGACGACTCACAAACAGTAACTTATACTGATGTAGAACCAGGGAGCACAGATTAATGGCTAATGACGCAACAGTAAGTTTAAATGTAACAGTTTTACCAGATGAGATATCTAAAACTATCTCTGCTAATGTTACTATTTCGCCAGCAGATGCTAATGATAAATGGTATTATAAACTGACAAGCGTATCTAATTCTAGCACAGATTTAATAGCAGGTAGTTTTATAGACTACACAGCCGTTGATGACGACACTGCTCCAACTGCTGTCGCTACAGGAGATAAAGTGAATTTTTTATTTATAAAAAATACAGACACATCAAATGATGTTTACATTGTTTTAGACGCAGGAACAGCATCTACTTCTGCAACTGATGCAATTAAAATAGCTGCAGGGCACTCTTGGTTTGGTAATTTACCAAATACGACTGTCGCTGATATACATGCAATTTCATCCTCTTCTACAGTGACATGTATAGTTGCAGCTTTATTAGATGACGTAGGGTAAGGAGATATAAATGGCATCAACATTTTCAAGCACTTTAAATTTAGAGCTTCAGGCCAGCGGAGAAAACTCCGGAACCTGGGGTACTATTACAAACAACAATTTACAAAAAATAGAATCAGCAGCAAAGGGTTATGTTTCGGTAGCTATTGCTAGCACAACCGATACTTTAACTGCAACTGATGGTTCTACTACGGATGAACAAAGTAACGCGATTATTAAATTAACAGGAACTTTATCGGGTGCCACAACCATGAGTTGTGAGGCGGTGGAGACTTGGTACATTGTCGACGATGCTACAACACACAGTGGTAATAACTTAACTTTTAAACCTTCAGGTGGGACAGGTGTTAATCTTGTTCAAGGTGCTAAACACATTTTATATTCTGACGGTTCTACAATGTTCGATGTCTTGAACGATGCAGGAAATATCACGGCTAACGGAACATTGACTGTTGCAGGTAACGTTTCTCTTGATGGTGGTAGTTTTGTATTTAATGAGTCCTCAGCGGACTTAGACTTTAGAATTGAAGGTAATGGCGATGCAAACTTGTTCTTTACTGATGCAGGTAATGACCGTGTAGGTATTAAAACAAACTCTCCTTCGACGGAGTTGCATGTTGTCGGTGGTGTAAAAGCTACAGGAAACATAGACTTTGATGGTGGTGGTTTTACTTTTAATGATTCTGGTGGTTCTTTAGATTTTAGAGCAGAAACAAATACTTTAACACATGCATTGTTTATTGACGGTTCCGCAGACAAAGTAGGATTCGGAACATCTTCACCAACAAGTGGTTTTGTTACAATAGATCAGGCTAGCTCCTCTGGTGCGATAGCAGTTTTAACTTTAGATCAAGGCGACGATGATCAAGAGTTTATAAGATTTGACGGTACAAGTGCTTCTGACGGATCAAAAAGCATTTCATCTTCTACAGATACAGGTGGATCAAAAGTAGGTGCAATACGTATTAACGTAAACGGCACTGATCGTTTTATAAGAATTTATGACACCGCGATATAATTATGCCGCTAACAAAACTACAGATAGCGCCAGGTATAGATAAACAAAATACTGAGTACGGCGCAGAGGGTAAATGGGTAGATTGCGATAACGTTCGTTTTCGCTATGGATTACCAGAAAAAATAGGCGGTTGGGAGAAAGTTACTAGTGATGCACTCGTAGGTGCAACAAGAGCGATTCTAACATACTCTGACCTTGGTGGTGTTAAATACGCCATTTATGGAACTAACAAAAAACTATACGCTTATTCTGAAGATAGTTATGCAGACATAACTCCAATTCGTTCTACTGGAACAGGCAACATAACTCAGTTTGCAACAACCAGTGGCTCCTCTACAGTAACAGTAACAGACGCAAGTCATGGCGCCTTAATAGGTGATTTTGTTACTATTGCTAGTGTAAGTGGTGCTGTTGGAGGATTAACACAAGCTAACTTACAAGGTGAATTTGAGATCTTGACAGTACCCAGCTCAGACACATACACTATTCAAGCCCCAGCTAATGCTTCCAGTAGTGCTACAGGAGCTACAGCTAATGCTAGTTATCAAGTAAACACAGGAGCTGCAGTGGCACTGTTTGGTTATGGTTGGGGCGCAGGCACATGGAGCACAAGCACTTGGAATACCACTCGTGAAGGATTAACTGGTGGTGAGGGTGTTTTACTTCAATCAGCGAAATGGGCATTAGATAACTGGGGTGAAGACGTATTAGCCTTACAGTTTGATGGTGGTTTGTTTTATTGGGACACTTCTTCAGGATTATCTAGTAACAGAGCAGGCACTACAGAAGTAAGTGGTGCACCCACAAAATCAAGATTTATGATTGTCTCCGGTGATGACAGACACGTTATTTGTCTAGGCACAGAAACAACAATAGGCACAACATCTACACAAGATAATATGTTTATTAGGTGGTCTGATCAAGAATCAACAAGCGATTGGACACCGACTGCAACTAACACTGCAGGCTCTTTTAGATTAACTGACGGTAACCAAATTAATACAGCGGTCAGATCAAGAGGTGCTGTTATGATATGGACAGACACAGCTTTGTATCAAATGCAATTTATTGGTGCACCTTTAACTTTTGGTTTTAAACAAATTGGTTCTAATTGTGGAGCTGTTGGTATTAATGCAGCTGTTGACGTATCTGGTAACTCATTCTGGATGAGTAATGATTCTTTCTTCTTATATGATGGTGCAGTAAAAAAGATACCTTGTAGTGTGCAAGATTATGTATTTGATGACATTAATGAAAACGCGAAACAAGATGTATTCTGTGCATCTAATTCTAATTACAATGAAGTTATGTGGTTTTATGCTTCAGCTAACTCTGATCAAATAGATAGATTAGTTGTTTATAATTATGCAGAAAACCTTTGGTATATAGGGACTTTAGCTAGAAGTGCTTGGGCAGATTATGGTGTTTATGAAGTACCTTATGCTGCAGAGTTTGAGTCTGCTGACACTACTTCTACTATCTCTACAATAAATGGATTAAAAGCAGGTAGAACTTTTGTTTATCTTCACGAAACAGGAAGCAATGATGACGGAGCAGCAATGGCAAATCACATTGAGTCAGGAGACATAGACATTGCAGACGGCGATAATTTCATGTCTATTTCTAGATTTATACCTGATTTTAAAAATCAAACAGGTAATGTTGATGTAACTATGAAAACTAGACCATACCCTTCAGGAACACAAAGAACACATGGACCTTTTGAGGTAGCAACTAGCACAACTAAAAAAGACACTAGAATAAGAGGCAGACAGGTGGCAGTGAGAATATCTAGTGGCGATGTTGACGATAAGTGGAGATATGGAACACTTAGATTAGATATGAAACCAGATGGAATGAGAGGAGCTTAATGGCTAAAATCGTAACACCACGTTTACCAGAAGCAACAGAAGAGTATAGTAGAGAGCAACTATCTCAACTAGTTCAAACTCTAGAACAAGTTATATTTATTTTAAATAATACTTATGTGCCTGAAACACTAAAAGAAGAAGAAGAAAGGCTTTCATTTTTTTTATCGTAAATGTCTAATATATATACAAACTTTAAAGCTAAATTATCTACTAACGCTTTGACAACAATATACACTGTACCAGCAGAAAAAGCTGCTATAATTAAGTCTATTCGCGTATCTAACGAGGATACTGCTAATGATTGTAACATATCTGTATCACTTGTAGATAGTAACAGTATAAGTTATAATTTAGAAACGGATCGTACTATACAAGCTAAAAGATCCCAAGAAATTCTAGCGACAGGTAATATGGCGCAGGATACGTCTGACAGCTCTGTGGCAGCTCCCGCTCCACTTGTAGCTAAAGAGTCAGAAAAAATACAGGCTCAGGCTCAAAACGGTAATGACTTGAGTATAATTATAAGTGTGTTAGAGATATCTAGCAGATAGGAAAATTATGAAAAAGACAAAGAAAAAAGCAGTTAAGAATAAAAGATTAGCAGCTATGTATCCACCTAAAGATAAAATTACCAGAGGGGATATTATTGTTGCTGCTAAGAAAAAAGCTATGAAAAAGCCTAAGAGGAAAAAATAATGGCACGGCCAGGTCTTTACGCTAATATTCATGCTAAACGTAAACGCGGTGGTAAAATGCGTAAAAAGGGTGCTAAGGGCGCTCCTACAGCAAAAGCTTTTGCTAGAGCTAAACAAACAGTAAGGAAAAAGTAATGACTAAGTTATGTCCAAGAGGTAAAGCTGCAGCTAAGCGTAAATTTAAAGTTTATCCCTCAGCGTATGCAAATGCCTATGCTTCTAAGATTTGTGCAGGTAAGATTAAAGATCCTAGTGGCGTAAAGAGAAAAGACTTTAGAGGTCCTAAAAAAGCCATGGGTGGAGAGGTAATAGATTTTAATAAAATATCTCAAGATCGTAAAAAAGTTTCTAGTTTTTCTCAAGGTGGTATTGCAAAAGGTTGTGGTGCTGTTATGAAAAACAGAAGAAAGAAAACAAAGAAAAGTTAATGCCTGGACACAAAGGATTAGCGAAGTGGTTTAAGCAGGACTGGGTCGACATCGGTTCTAAGAAAAAAGGTGGAGGCTTTGCTAAGTGTGGTAGATCTAAACAAAAGAAAGATGCCAAACGAAAGTATCCTAAATGTGTCCCCAGAGCGAAAGCTGCTAGCATGACTAAAGGTCAAATAAAATCTGCTGTATCTAGAAAGAGATCAAAAGCACAAGGAGTCGGTGGTAAGCCAACTAATGTTGCTACATTTGCAAAGAGGAAAAAAGGTGCCACTAAACGAAAAGGGTAAAAAGATTATGAAGTCTATGAAAAAGACTTACGGCAAAGATGCTAAAGCTGTTTTCTATGCTTCAAAAAACAAAGGAGTTATAAAAGGTGTTGAAAAATCAAAGAAGAAAAAAAGTAAAAAAAGTAATAAGCGCGCTTAAAAAAGCTTCTAAATCACACGCTGGGCAAGCTAAAACTTTACAAACTGTATTAAAAAATGGCAAAAAGAAAAGATCCTAAAAAAGGCACAGGAAAAAAACCTAAAGGTAGCGATAGAAGATTATACACAGATGAAAACCCTAAAGACACTGTATCTATTAAATACGCAACTCCAGCTGACGCAAGGCGTACCGTTGCGAAAGTTAAAAGAATTAACAAACCGTTTGCTAGAAAAATTCAAATACTTACTGTGGTTGAACAAAGAAGTAAAGTCGCTGGCAAAACGCAACAAGCAGCGATTGCGAAAAGAGCTAAAGAATCTTTGCGAAGAAGCCGTAAAACAACAAAAAAATCCAAGGCATAATCAATGGTAAGAAAACGCGATAAACAGCCACCTAAGACTAAAAAATACTTTAGATCTACAAAGTCTGGAGCAGGCATGACTGCCGCTGGTGTTGCTAAATATCGTAAAGACAATCCAGGATCTAAGTTAAAGACTGCTGTTACAGGTAAAGTAAAACCTGGTAGTAAAGCTGCAAAGCGAAGAAAATCTTTCTGTGCAAGAAGCGCAGGACAAATGAAGAAGTTTCCAAAGGCTGCAAAAGACCCTAATTCAAGGTTAAGACAAGCCAGAAAGAGATGGAAATGTTAAAACAATTATATTGCAAAAGGATAGGAAAATGAGTATAAAAAAAGATGAAACCGTATTAGCGGGCAAGGGTGTTGAGATCCTGCCTGTCGAGACTAAACTAACTATTACTAATACGCAAACAGGTAAAGAATACGCTGATGAAAAAGAAGCATTGGCGGACGTCGAGAACCCTGCAACTTCCACAGAAGAAAAACACATCAAAAGAGATGTCGCTATCAAAGTTAATAGCTTAGATATATTTGGAGATACAACATAATATTATGCAGGGACTTGAGTCACTAAACCAATTTAAAAGTTTCGTATCCTCACTGGGAGGATTAGGTCGTTATGAAGATACTTACATGGTGCATGCAGCAGAAGGTGAAACTGTTGTGCCTATGGAGGTCTTAGACAAAAACCCAGTATTAAAGAAAAGATTATTTAAAACAATGGTAGACATGGGTATTGATCCCGGTCGATACATTGTTGGTAACGAATTAAACTCTATCAACCCAGTCACAGGTCAACCAGAATTCTTTCTAAAGAAGATTGTTAAAGGTATTAGAAAAGCAATACCAGGTGACTTAGAACAATACTTAGGTCCTATTGTAGGACTTGCAACTGGTAATCCTTTCTTAGGAGCTATTGCTGGTGGTATTGGTAGTGGAGTTGGTGGAGCTATATCAGGAGGACTAGGTGGATTTAGAAGTCCAGGTATATCAG